CCTAATATTATTACTCGCGCAGAAGAGCGAATACTTAAGGCCGTACAGCTTCCCAACTTTAGGAAGAATGTTACAGGTCAGAGCCTTTCGGGGAATGAGTATCTGTCAACGCCAAGCGATTTTCTTGCCCCCTACTCTATTGCCTTGGATAACAGCGGTTATGAGTTCTTAATAAACAAAGACGTTAACTTTATTAGAGAGGCATATCCCGTGTCTACCGTGACGGGTGTGCCTAAGTATTACGCAATCTTTAATGACGCTACGTTTATTCTAGCCCCGACTCCAAACGCAGACTTTACGTTTGAGTTGCATTACTTTTATCAGCCGGAGTCTATTACAGTAACAGCTAACGGTCAAAGTTGGCTTGGTACAAATGCTGAGAATGCTTTGCTTTACGGTTGCTTAGTAGAGGCGTATATTTTCTTAAAGGGTGACGCAGACTTGATGTCGCAATATCAGCTAAAGTATCAAGAGTCCCTAGATCGGCTAGAGGTTCTTGCTGAAGGCTATGATACAACTGACAGCTATCGATCTGGCACAGTTAGAAAGGCTCGTTCATAATGGAGTCTCTTGGAATGAGCTTGCCGTCAACGCCTATTGTTACTGTTACAACAACAACGAACAAAGGGCATGATCCAGAGTTCTGGGCAGAAAAAGCTACCAATCAGATTGTTTCTGTTGGAAGTCAAAGCCATCCCGCTATAAGGGATCAGGCCGAAGCATTTAAAGAGCAGGTTTATGCTGTGGTTCTGCTTTATATAAAAGAGTCCATTAAGAGCGACAGGTCAACATTGGCTGGGCTACTTGGAAAGAATCAACAGAAAGATATGGCAGACATTATTAGGAGATTGTAATGGCAATATCGCAAGCAATTTGCAGTTCGTTTAAAAAAGAACTACTTGAGGGTAAGCATAATTTTACTGCAAGTAGCGGAAACACCTTTAAGTTGGCAATGTTTACAAGTTCTGCGTCACTTGGCGCGGCTACCACGGCGTATGCAAGTAGCGGAATAAACGAAACAACCGGCACTAACTACCCTGCTGGCGGTGGAACCCTCTCTCCTGCAACGCCCACGCTTGTCGGCACTACGGGTATAACGGACTTTGCTGACTTGACGTTTTCAACTGCAACTGTCACAGCGAATGGCGCAATGATCTATAACGACACAAACAGTGATAGAGCGGTTTGCATACTTGCTTTTGGAGCAGACAAGACATCGACGCAGGGGGACTTTACAATACACTTCCCTACGCCTGACGCAAGCAACGCAATTATTAGAATCGCGTAATTAACAATGGCTATTATTGCAGGTTGGGGCCGAGGTGGATGGGGTGAGTTAGCCTTTGGCGAACCTCTTCCCGTTAACGTAACTCAGTCAGGAATGACGGGTTCTGCGGGAAGCGTCACCGTAACAGCAATAACAAATGTTGACGTTAATGTTACAGGCGTTGTGGGAATTGTTACAACAACCGCGACCACTCAGAAGGCTAATGCTTTTGTTACATTGACTACAAACGAACAACTGTCCTGTGACGCAACTGATGTTAATGTTTACGGGTTAATAATAACGGGACAAACCACAGATTGGAAAGAGGTAGCTTAAATGGCAACTTACGTCAACGACCTAAGACTTAAAGAGATCGCTACAGGCGACTCTTCTGGTACGTGGGGAACGGAAACAAATGTAAACCTAGAGCTAATCGGTGAGGCTATGGGGTATGCGACTAAAGCAGTCGCTGACGCATCAACCTCTACTATAACAATGCCTGACGGTACGGCTACAAATGGAGAGCTTCGATCTCTTTATTTAAAGTTAACTGGAGGAGGCCAAGCATCCACTGTAACGCTTGCCCCTAACACCGTATCTAAAGTCTGGTTTATAGAAAATGCTACTAGCTACACTCTTACGTTTACTCAAGGCTCTGGGGCTAATGTAGCCGTACTTGCAGGTCAGACCAAAGCAATTGCCTCTGATGGTGCGGGAAGCGGTGCCGTCCTGTATGACGTTCTTACTGACTTGTCAGTAGGAGGCGACTTCTTTGTTGCAAATACCATACAGCCAGCGGGAGACACAGCTTCTGGTGATGCGGCGGCAATAGGCTATACCTCTGCTGAAGGTATTATCGTAACAGGTCAAGGCTCCACATCAGACGTAACTCTCAAGAATGATGCTGATGGTACGGTTCTCACTATACCCACTGGGACTACTAACGTGGACGTTGTCGGGGACTTTACGGCAGGTACGTTAAACGCTGATGGCGACACTGCCGCAGGGGATAATGCGGCGATAGGCTTTACAGCGGCAGAGGGCTTGATACTGACAGGACAAGGCTCAACGAATGATGTGACCATCAAGAACGATGCAGACGCTGATGTAATCGAAATACCAACCGGCACTGTCAATGTAACAGTAGCGGGTGATCTTACCGCCGCAGGAACCTTGAAGGCTACTGGCGACACGGCGGCAGGAGATGGAGCCGCGCTTGGCTTTACAGCGGCAGAGGGCTTGATACTTACAGGTCAAGGCTCTACCAATGACGTAACGATCAAGAATGACGCTGATGCTGATGTAATTGAGATCCCAACAGGTACAACCACTGTAAATTTTGCAGGTGCTGTAGATGTAGTCGGAGACTTAACGGCGGCTACATTTACGCCTGATGGCGATACAGCGGCTGGGGACACTGCGGCTATTGGATTTACAGCGGCAGAGGGCTTAATTCTAACAGGTCAGGGTAGCACCAACGACGTTACCATTAAGAACGATGCAGATGCGGATGTTCTTGAGATTCCAACAGGCACTGTTAACGTCACGATGGCAGGTACTGTTACGGCGGCAAGCACAATCGTCGGTAACGCGGGGCTACACGTTAAGAACGGCGCGACAGGCGCAGGATTCGTACAGTTCTTTGAGGATTCCGATAACGGAACTAACACGGTTACCTTAGCTGGCCCAGCATCTACCGCTGACATCACACTAACGCTACCAAGCTCCACGGGCAACAATGGAGAGGCTTTGGTCACTAACGGCTCTGGCGTGTTATCGTTTGCGGCAGTGGGCGGCTTGTACAACGATTGGGCCATTAAGACTAGTGCATACACGATGGCAAGCGGCGATCAAATCATAGGTAACCATGCATCCACCGCATTTACTTTGACGTTACCAGCGTCACCAAGTGCGGGTGCTGTTGTGACGGTAAAGAATGTTGGAGCCGCAACGATCACAATTGGTAGAAATTCACAAAAAATTAACAGCCTTACTGAAGATGGTGAGTTAGTCACTGGATCATCAGGAACGCTTGTTTATGTTGACAGCACAATCGGCTGGACAGTTATTTAAGGAGATAAGTAATGGTACAAAGTATAGGTAATACAGTTCAATGGCCTTTGCCGCTTTATAACACGCCCGATATAGGCGTTGATGATGTTCGTTTTCAAAAAATTATAAGTCGTAGAACTACAGAAGATATTCAAATTTTTCCGGGATTTGCGAACGACGGAGATTATTTTCTTGTTCAAACTGATTTTGGAAACACTACTAGCAATTATGTTAAATACTACAATTCTGCTATGTCGCTTCAATGGACTAAAAATGAAACTGATTTTGATGACGGTTTTACGGCAACAGCCATATCTGGAATAACACTTCAAGGAAGTGAGTTGTTTGTGCTAGTCAGCGATGCTGTTAATAACGATTCCGGCGATGCGTACAACTTAGCAAAAGTGGTTGCCGATGGAACGGTAACTAGTATTGGCGGGGGGGGGTTTTCTAATTTAAAGCTTGGGTACATGGGAGCAATAGGTCATATAACCAAGCCGCTAGGAAAAAGTAATTTTTATGCAATAGGTTCTGGGTCTGCGGTAGAAATAAGTGCTAGCAATGGAGCCGTTGTTGAAAGTTTTGCTAATAATCCCTTGGCGCAAACGGAAGGGACAACATTTCTTACATCTGACAATCGATCATTTAGCCTTTTCACTGAACAAAACAGTTCCGCGCAACCTGAGGTGCGGTGGAACAATTTTAATTCTACTTTTGGTTTAGACGCCACGCCGGTAGTTGGCGTAACTAGTGCAAATCAAATTTTTCAAAAAAATAAAGAACTGGGAAGCGTCCCTTGGCATATGACACCTTTTTCTTGTTCTAAGGACGACCGTGCAGTTTTAACGTTTATCGATTGGGGAGATTATTACATTTTGACGCAACATGAAACGTCTGCTTCTAGTGCAGATAGATACACTAGAAGAGGTTTCTGGTTAAAAACACGGTTAGATAGTTGGATGAAACAATTTTGTGACTTGATGCAGATACCTGTAAACAACACATTCGCAAGCTAAGGAGACAGCAAATGAGATTAGTACAATTTACCAACACAGACAGCGTTGTCTCTTATCCTCACGAAGGCGTAAGTGCG